CCCAGCGGAAAACCACCACTCGCGATGGTCACATACGACCCATACCCCCACGTCGAAGCAGCCGATGCAACTGATGCACCAGCGGCAGCGTCCGGCAGTACGTTAAATTTCTTGAGCGTGGACATAGCCTACTAGAAGTACATTATCTTGATACCGCTGTACGTAATTGAGGTAGTGGCAAGAGCTTGTCTGACACGCACTGAAAGGCGGGTGTTGGCGGCAACTTCACGTGGCTCAGGAAAAGGGACAAAAATGGTGGCATGGTGACCAACTGCACTGTCGATACGGTAGGACAGAGGAATGGTCATAATGACCACTTCGGAGGCAGCCGAGCCGGTGGCAATATCAATCTCAAACTCGTGCGTAGTGTCTACCGCCGCCGTGTTCGGGTACATGAGCGTGATGCCCGCGATATAGAAAGTGCTCGTGATAGTGCTTACCGGCACAAGTTCAGTGTAGGCCGAGTTGCTCCAGGCGGTTGAACCAGATGATGCCCGCGAAATACCAGCTGCGGCGGCGGGATAGGCTTTATAGGTGGCTGTGGTGGACATAGGCGAGACGATTAAACTTGTATTGCCCTTAGTATAACAAAACCCCCAGCCTAGGCTGGGGGCTTCACAGTCTTCTGGTTAGGCCAGCGTGAGTACACCGTTCGCGTCGTCAAAGTTGAGAGTAATACTCTCACCAGACGCCAGAGAAATAGAGCTACCGTAGTCGTAGTACCCAATAAGCGCGTCCGCTGGAGTGGTAGCCGTGTCATTGTAGATATACACATACCGGAATGGTCCTACAGCACCCGATGCGGTCAATACTAAGTCGGTGAGCGTGAGTTTGTACGTTCCGGCTGTCTGCAACGATGCAGCTGTAGTGATGTTTCGAGACGAAAGGTTGGTGTAAGCAATCTGCGTCACGTTGGCAAGAATACACGCCGCTGTCGAACCGGTTGGTGGAGTGCCTTCTGAGCCTGGTGCAGTGTTTGAAAGCGCCACTACGAGTTGGTCAGAGCCTAAGTTGTGCACTTTTTCCGCAATGTGTTCTACAAATCCGTTTAGTTTATTGAATGTGGACATAAATGAATATAATGTTTATAAACAAGCTACCTAGCTTGAGTGGAGAGGCGACCGTAGTCACCTCCCCTACCAGCTATTCAGCCTTCGGTGCCTTGGCGTCCGCTGGCTTTGCAGCCTTCGGTGCCTTGGCGTCCTCCTTCTTCAACACTTGGTCTAGACCAAAGCTATTGAGGAAAATCACTGCAACCGTTTCGACTTCAGCTACTTCCTTCTTGTATACCCATGCAGATATACCGAAGCGAGTACCCTTAATCTCAACAATCTTAGCGAATTTTCCTTGGTAGCTTTCAATAATATCGCCAACTTTCATAAGGTTAAGCTGCTAGAGCTGCCTTAACTGTTGCAATAGTACCGGTCATGAACGCTGCGCTGTCGTTGTTCTTCACGTACGCTGCGAGGTAACGCTGCATACGGATAGCAACGATGCCCTTCTGGAAGTCATCCGAGTCAGAGTTGCTAAAGTCCACCTCTACGCCGCCATTTGGACGAATGTTGAGGTATCGGAAGTCACCAATGAGGAATGTACCAGCGGTGATACCTGTGTTTTCAATCACACGAGCACCCTTGATAGTCTGTCCACCAGCAGCCACGAATGACGGCATGATGTAATCCCCGTTTGCGTTCTTGGTGAGGTCAAGCTCTTCTGCATCGGTCGGGTTAAGCACGATGTAGTTAGCCATGTACTTTCCTTTTCCAGCAGTCGCAATCTTTGTCATCGCGATACGCAATACGTCAAAGAGGTTTGCGTTTGCCACCACCTGTGCGCCGATAGCCGTTGCATCAAGTACTTCAGCAACACCAAGCACACCCTGGAGGTTTGGAGCAGTACCGTTTCCACTAAGGAGCTGGCCATCCACAACAAGGTTGAGATCAATAGCGAGCATGTCCTTGAGCACAGCAACCAATTCAGGGCCGTACTTCAAGAGCTCGTTTGAGTGCTTTGAGATACCGGCAATTTTCTGAAGTGGAACACTGACAACGCCAAAGGTACGGTCTACCTGTGGGATAGTCGCTACTTCCGCTGTGGTCGCTGGTGCACCAGTCGTACCAAGTACTTCCGTGTACTTCACAGAATCCGAGTCAGTTGGCACAACATTGGCGATGTTCTCAATGAACGTGGTTCGCAACGCTGGGCGACTAATCTCAGCATCCTTGTCCGGCTCAATCACTGTGCCGGTAAGGTCAGTACGGTCGGTGCCCTTAGCAAGGTAGTCAAGTTCAGCTGCGTTCTTGAACGTAAACGCTGCATAGCCCTTTGTCTTGGTAAGAGAAGCTGCATCCTTAAGCACCTGTTCGGCGTCAAAAGAAGCCTTCTCAGCTACGATTTCAACCTTGCTTGTACGTGATGCCGCTTTGGCCTCAACTGCATCGAAGAACTTCGTTACAGCATCGGTAGCCTTTTCAAGCTGAGCAACCGCTACAGCGTCACCGGCCTTAATAGCCTTCTGCATTGCCTCAGAGAGCATCTTAGTAGCCTCGTCAACACCACTTTCGATGTCAACCGCTGCGCTGTCGTCAGCAGCTACTTCAACATCCGCTCCATCCTTTTTGGTGAGTTCACCCTTTTCGTTACAGTAGAATTTCTTACCGTTAATGTACTTGAAGAACATAACTTATGGTTATTTAACTAATTGAGCGCCCATTTTCAGGGGTCAAGTCATATCGCTCACTTGAAACAACCTACTTCTGCATCTGCCTGATTGCCTTGTTCAGCAATAGGATTGCATTTTTCTTTCGATTTGCCGATGGATCAGTCTCAACAATCTCACCTTCAATTACCTTCTTCGCGTCGATGAGCGCCTGGGCGGCGTCTTCGCCCTTTACGAGCGCGCGACGGTTGGCACCAATGCCCACAAGCGAACACTCCAACAGTTCACACATGGCAAGCACAAAGTACTCACCTTCTTCTTTGTAGTAAACATCACCAGGAATGAAACCAACGGAAACCATTTTTAGGTCACCACGCACAACATGTCGCCAAGCCCGAAGAATGTCCGAGCCAAGGTCAACGGCAAACTCAACTTCTCCCATGAGCATTACTTCATCAGGGTTTTCTGGGTCTGGCTCTAGCCAAACTCGCAGCCATTGACCAAGAGGGAACTCATCAGACCTATGAGCCCAGAAGAACGCACCGTGAAAATGTTTTAATATCCAGCTTTTTTGGTCAACAACGTCTCCATGCCGGTCTGGTGTGATTGTAGACATCACAAAGATGGCAGTATGCTTCTCCTCGTTGATTGAAACAGGCTTTAAATTGTAAGCCAGATAATGCATCTGCCCCTTTTTTTCTAGCGCCTTAGTCACCATTGCTTTATTCATACGAGTATTGTAGCAGATAGGGAAAATAGCCTTCTATACAGCCGGTAAAAGGACACATCTGCAATTAACTGAGTGTTCTGCTGGGTATGCTTCGCCGTTCTGAAACGCTGCACCCTTCGGAATAACGCCCTGCCCTTCGTTGGCCACGTGGTCTTCACGCACCTTGTCGTCCCCCACACTGAGCCACTCTACACCCGTCACCACACTGGACTGCATGAAGGCGTCGTTTGAAGACTTTGACAGCACGAAGTTGGTTTCGGTCTGGGCGATGGTCTTGGCCCTGCCCTCGCTCATGTCCGCAAAGTACTCGCGCAAGTCGGCAGCAATCTTGTCCGGCCCGTTACCAGCTGCCACACCAGCCACAATCCGGCTCTTGAGGATCTCAAAGGTGGTGTCCATGATGGAGTTGGTGAAGAAGTCCACCCGCCCCTCAATCGCAGCCATAAGCACTGCATCGGTGAAGAATTGCTCGCCAGACTTCCTGAAAAGGGCGTCTAGAGCCTCTTGCCCGTTGTCCTGGTACATTTTCACCATAACCGGGGTCAAAGCGTCCTTAGCGGCCTTTTTCTCGGCTTGTACGTCCATAAAAGCGTTCACGTTGAGGTCGGTAGCTAAGATGCGCTTTTCCATCGCTGCATGAATACCGTCCAGCACCTCCTTCACCTTAGCGGCCTTACGGTCGGCTGCATCGTTGTACGCCTTGGCATAGGCTTCCTTGGCCTTGCGGTTAGGGAAAATGCTGCTCATTGAGCGCTTTGGTTGGTGGGTAGAGAGGG